AAACGCAAACATTGGTTGGGCAGTAATACAAGAAGCAATAGATAGAAATTATAAAAACCTTTATTATTCATATAAAGAGTTTGGATATGTAGATGATGATATTCATTTACAAAAAGCATATGATTTAAAAGATAAATCACAAATGGTACCTGGTTTCTCAATGACAAGTAGAACACGCCCATTAGTTATCTCAAAGTTAGATACTTATATGAGAGAAAGAGTTCCGATTGTTCGTTCTAAACGATTGATTGAAGAACTTTTTGTTTTTATATGGAATGGTAACAGAGCTGAAGCTCAACAAGGTTATAATGATGATTTAGTGTTATCATTTTCAACAGGACTTTGGGTAAGAGATACGGCACTTAAATTAAGACAACAGGGAATCGAACTAAACAAAAGAGCACTATCCTTAACATCTAAGCAGGGAGTTTTTAAATCAAATCAATCCAAAGCAAAAGATGCTTGGAAGATAAACACTGGTAGAGGTGATGAGGATATAAGTTGGTTACTATAAAATTTGGATATTAAAAATATTTTTTGTATATTTATATATTGTAGTAGTATATAAAAGAAAAACATTATGGCAGATACTTCATTATTCGGTAGATTAAAAAGATTATTCTCAACTCAGGTAGTTGTTAGAAGAGTCGGTAAAGATAAATTAAAAGTAGTTGATTCTTCAAGATTACAAGCAGATGGTAATAGAAGAGGTTCAGCTTACTATGATAGGTATGGAAGATTGCATGGTTCTAACTCAAGAAAGAATTGGCAGACATACAACGAAAGATTTAACTACCATTCAAATAAATTAGAATTATATACAGATTATGAAGCAATGGATAAAGATTCTATTATTTCATCAATCTTAGATATATACTCAGATGAGTGTACTCTTAAAAATGATATGGGTGATGTACTTAGAGTTAAATCATCTGATGAAAAAGTAAAGAAAACATTAAGAAACTTATTTTACGATGTATTGAACATTGAGTTCAACCTTTGGTCTTGGGTAAGAGGTATGAACAAATATGGTGATTACTATCTTTACTTAGATATTGATGATGAATTAGGTGTTGTAAATGCACAACCATTATCTGTATATGAGACTCGTAGAGAAGAAGGATATGATTTAGATAATCCGTATTCAGTAAGATTTGAGGTTGAAGAACAAAACACAAATGCAATCTCACAAAGAAATCAAACTAAGTTTTTAGAATCATTTCAAGTAGGTCATTTTAGATTACTTACAGATACTAACTTCCTTCCATATGGGCGTTCACTATTAGAAGGTGCAAGAAAGACTTGGAAACAATTAACTCTTATGGAAGATGCGATGATGATTCATAGAATTATGAGAGCACCTGAAAAGAGAATCTTCAAAATTGATATCGGAAATATTCCACCTGCAGAAGTTGATTCGTATATGAGTAACATTATAGACCAGATGAAGAAAACTCCATATATAGATGAAACTACTGGTGATTACAATCTTAAATTCAATATGCAGAATATGTTAGAAGATTACTATCTACCTGTTAGAGGTGGACAAAGTGGTACTGAGATTGATTCTCTAAGTGGAATGGAGTTCGGTGGTATTGATGATATTGAATACCTAAGAAATAGAATGATGGCAGCACTTAAAGTTCCAAAAGCATTTATTGGATACGAAGAAGGTGTTGAGGGTAAAGCAACATTAGCACAAGAAGATATTAGATTTGCTCGTTCTGTAGAAAGAATCCAAAAGATTGTATTATCAGAATTAACTAAGATTGCAATCGTACATTTATATTCACAAGGATATACAGATGAAGAATTAGTAAACTTTGAATTAGAACTTACTAATCCATCTATTATATATGAGCAAGAGAAAGCAAACCTTTGGTCTGAAAAAGTAACATTAGCAAGTGATATCAAAGATTTAAAAATGGTATCTCAAGAATGGGTTTACAAAAACATCTTTAATATGAGTGAAGATGAGTGGAAAGAAGAACAATTTAAAGTTATTAATGACTTGAAGTTAGGATTCAGACACGAACAGATTGAATCAGAAGGTAACGACCCAGTTAAGACTGGTGAATCATTTGGTACTCCACATGATTTAGCATCATTATCTCAACAGAGTGGTGGAGATGAAGAAGGTGCAAACGCAGGATTCCCAACCGTTGAAGACACAGGTGGAGCACCCGAAGGTGGGTTTGAAGGAGCTGGTAGACCTAAAGAAGGTGGAAACTACAAAACAGATGATAATCCATTTGGTAGAGACCCATTAGGAAACATAGCAAATAGACCTACTAAAAACGAAAGATACAATGCCAATACAGTTATTAATCAAGAACAGATTGATGCAGTTGTTGGACGTATGAAATCGCAAAGAAAAACCAAAAAAATGATAATAGAATCCTTAAAAGAGGACAGTAATGATGTGAATCTATCATTATTGGATGAGAAAAACATATTGGATTCTTAAAAATATAATATTTATAACCAAATACATAGTTGCTTTTATCAAAAATGAGGAAAGAAATGAAAAAATTAAAACATAGTAAGTACAAAAATACTGGAATCCTATTTGAACTATTGGTAAGACAGATTAGTACCGATACTTTGAATAATATGGATTCGAAGGCTACTTACATTATAAGAGAGCATTTTGGTAAGAGTACAGAATTAGCAAAAGAACTTAAATTATACAAAGTATTTGTAGAAGAATCGTTTTCTTCAGAATACAAAGCATCAGAGTTTGTAAATATCATACTGAGCGAAAGAAACAAATTAAACGAATCTGTTTTGAATAGACAGAAGTATAATTTAATAAAAGCTATTAAGAAAAATTTTGTATTAGAAGATTTCTTTAAGTATAGAGTATCTAACTATAAAGAGAACGCTTCTATATATAAACTATTTGAACATACAACATCAGATAATCCAAAAGAATATGTGGATTGTAAATCAACATTATTAGAATCATTAACAAATTCTTCTAAATCTGATGATAAGATTGTATCTACTATTAATGAAGAGTATTCTAAGCAACCAAAAGAGGTAAGATTGTTAGCATGGAAGATGTTAGTTGAAAATTTCAACAACAAATACACAAATCTTACTGATAAACAACAAGATATTCTTAGAGAGTATATAAACTCAGTTGATAATTCTCAAAAACTAAAGAAATTCGTAGTAAGAGAGTGTAATTTACTTAAAAAAGAAATTGATTCAATAAAAGTTACAGATAAAGTTACCAACATTAAGGTAAATGAAGTATTGAAACTTATCTCTAAGCTCAAAGCAGCAAAAGTAATTACAGAATCTCAGATTTTATCACTACTTAGATACCACGAACTAAAAAATGAATTAAGAAGGGTATTCAAATGAAAAGTTTACTAAAAGAAATCGAAGATAAGTTTGAAGAAATTGAAGAAGCCAATGTAACTGGTAACTTAGATGGTGGTGAAGGCCCGATTAAAACTCCACATGCTTTTGCAAAGAGTAAAGATGAGGATGATTTAGATGATGACCACATAGAAGTGTTGGGTATGAAAAAATCAAAGGAGAAACATATGAACACAAAAAAATTAGAATCGTTAGAACGTAAGTTAGAAACTAAAATCAATGAGATTTCTTATAACGAGTTTAAAAAAGATGATACAAGAAAGCAACATCGAAAAATAAATGATTCAATCAAAGAAATCAATAGTATGATGTTTAAATTAGAAAGAATCGTTAATCAAAATGCTAAATTAAAAACTGAAGCTGGTGTTCATAACGGACAATATTGGAAATCCACTCAAAAGAGGTTCGGTAAGATTTCAGAACGTATGTTAAAAGTTGCAAGAAACTTAAAAGAACTATCGGCATGATAGATAAAAAGAAAATATTAAAAGAAGAACTCACAAATAAAGATTTGGAGAATATTCGTCTACTTATAAGATATGAAGTAGCACAAATCATGTTTGATTTATATAGAAAACGTAAAGTTTGGGGAGCATAATGGGCAGATTACTTATAGATACAATTCCTTTTACTATGACTAAGAGGCAAATCAACGAATCATTGGAAGATAACAATGGTAGATTGATTGTTAATGGTGTCCTACAACGTGCTGAAGCTGAAAACCAAAATGGTAGAGTTTATCCACGTTCAATCTTAGAAAGAGAAGTGGAAAAATACAAAGGTAGAGAAATTAAAGAAAATAGGGCTTTTGGTGAGTTAGACCATCCTGAATCTTCGGTAGTTGAACTAAAAAATACCTCACATATCATCAGAGAAGTATATTGGAAGGGTGATGATGTAATGGGTAAGGTAGAAGTACTTAAAACTCCAGCAGGGAACATCCTTAAAGAACTTTTAGAGGCAGGTTGTACTGTTGGTATCTCTTCAAGAGGTATGGGTTCTGTAAAAGAAGCTAGTAATGGTAAAACTGTTACTGTAGAAGATGATTTTGATTTAATTTGTTGGGATTTTGTATCAAACCCATCAACACATGGTGCATTTATGAGACCTATGAACGAATCGGTAGTTGGAAAAGCAAAAACACCTTCATATAAAAAGATTAATACATTAGTACGAGATATCATCTGTGAAATTGATGGTGTTTGTTCTATTTAGGAGATAATAAATGAAATTAACTGATATAAAAAACTCACTCAACGAAATCTCAGCAATCGGTGGATTAAAACAGGTTGTAAAAGGTAATACTGATAGAGTAGAAGGAATTAAACTATCAAAAGAGATGGCACAAGCTATGATTGATTGGTTTAACTCATCTCCTTATGGTAGAAAGTATCCAAATGCTAAAAAAGGTAGATTAAACTTATCATTAGGTATTATGGGACACTTTGGATTAGATAGATACGCTAAACACAAAGGTGCTAAAGAAGAATTAAAGTATATCAAAACTTTATCAAAGGCTATGAGAGATAATGTAAACGAATCAAAGTTTGCAGGATGGATTGCTGGATACAATGGTAAGCAAATTGAAATTAAAAAAGGTGAAGCTAAAGACCTTTACAATGCAAAACTATTAGCAATCAAAAAATTAAAAGTACCTAAATCAAAAGTTGGATTAATGTTTATTAAACCAGCAGTTGATGAATCAGTAGTTAACGAAGCTAAGTACGATATCGGAATGGCTCGTAAAGGAAACGGATTAACTATTTACAATAAAGCCGAAGAAGAAAAGGGTGATTACAAAAATGTAGCTCACATTGATAATAAAGGTAAGATAAAGTATTACGATAAAAAAGTTCCATCTAAGATTAAGAAACAAATCGAAGCTGAGGCTAAGAAAATGATGGAAATAAAAATAGAGGGAACTATGAAACTAACAGACCTATTAAGTGAAGATGTTTACGTTAAGAATAAAAAGACTGGGAACACTTATCAAGTAAAAAACGCTGACCCATCTAAACACGTACCACCATCAAAGGATGACATAGAAAAAGCTAAATCAGATGCAAAAGATGAACCAAATAGAAATCCTTCAAAAGAAGAACCTAAAAAGGATGAACCTAAAAATGATGGACCTAAAGTTGAATTATCCAAAGATTTTGATAAGTTATATTATGCAGATGATATCGAAAGTGAAATTGAAAAACTTGAAGGTAAAATATCTGATGAAGATTATAAAAAACTTATAGGTCAAACAGAGGATTTAAAATACGCACAAATGGATGCTGAAGAAGCTGAAAACTACGATTCTCCAGAAGAAGCAGAAGAAGATGGTTTAGATGTAAGACCAAAAGAAGAATTGGAAAAGATGGCAAGTGATTTAAAAGACATGATTAGACAAACCAATGGTACTCCAAAAGAAGAACCTAAGAGTGAACCAAAAAAGGATGAACCTAAGAGTGAACCAAAACGAGTACCTTTAGATAAAAATGATAGTTATTATATCAAAACTGCAGTAGAAAAGAAATTGGGGCCAGCCGCTTTCAAAGCACTTAGTTATGGTGATATGCAAAAAGCTTATAATGATGAAATGGAATCTAGGGGTTGGGAAAAAGGTGATGATGGAGAGTGGACTAAACCTGCAAACGAATCATCTAAAAGAAAAATAAAAGAATCAAAGGGAAATACAATGAAACTAAAAAATATATTAAAAGAATCATTTGAAAGTGGTAGAGTTTATTCAAACCCATTTCACACTCCGTTCGTTAAAGAAAACGATGATGAGAGACATGAAGAATCTGCAGAGATGAGTAATGAACAAAAGATGGCATTCTTAGAAGCAGTTAAATCATACAAAAAATTTGGTGAATCAATATACAGAAAAGAAGGATTAGCTAAAGTGTATGAATCAATCAGAGGATTGGTAGAAATTGCTGGTAAGAATATGGTTAAAGAAACTGAAGGTTCATTTGATGGTATTACAGTTGGTAGACACGTAAAAAGAATGAATGAATCATTCAAAGTATTTGAGAAAACTTTAAAAGAAGTTGGAACACTACAACAAAGATTAGAATCAACTTATGATGAGATTGGTGAAGTATTAGGAAAGTATTACGAAATCAATGAATTAGAAGAGGGTAATGAATTCGGAGCTGCTAGAGCTAAAGCAATCGCAAATGGTGATAGTGAATTCGAAGTAGATGGTAAAAAGTATCCTGTAAAAGGTGTTGATAAAAAAGATAAAGAAAATGCAAAAGAATTTACTAACGAATCTAAATCAATAAAACTTACTTCTTTACTAAATGAATCATTCGGATATGGTGAACTACCATCATCTAAATTAATGAAGATGAAAGTATCAGCAAAAGAGATGTTGGATTCAGTTAAGAATAAAAAAGTAAACGAAGCTGAAGTAGTAGAAGAAGAAAAAATCAACGAAGGTTTTTCAACTTGGGAAATGAGATTTTCCGATATGAATCTTGGTGGTGTTAAACTATCTAAAAAGAATGTGTATAAAGTAAAAGCAAGAAATACAGTTGAAGCTATTAAGAAAGCAGCTAAGATGGCTGGTGTTGAAAAGAATTGGATTGCAACTGAAACTCATTCACTAAAGAAAATAGGATAACAACAATGGATTATTCAGATATACTACAAGACATTTCAGTTGATTTATCTTTTATGGTAAAAAAACATTTAAAGAATATCAAAAAGTTAGATTCTAAAAAACAAAGAGCTTTTGGAAAACTATTTGCAGATATGAAAAATGGTGTTGATGATTTATCTGAAGGAGTTAACGAATTGGTAAATGAAGTAGATACAAAGAAAGCAGATACGATTAGAAAATCAATGCCAGGATATGTTGGACCAAAGTTTGCAAAGAAAGCATCAGATGAAGATATATTAGCGATGGCTGATTTAAAAGATGAGAAAGCTAAAATCTATAATAGATACCTTAAAGATATAATGGCTAAGATATCTAAACTTCAAAAGAAATATTCTATCAAAGAGTAATTTTACTAAAATAATTTTAATATTTATATACACCTATCATTAACAATTTGGTAGGTGTATTTTTTTTACAAACACTTATATTATAATATGAACGATAACGAAAAGAAGTTTAAAAGACCTTACAAAAAAGTTAGAAGAGAGGATATGGAAATACCAGGAAACT